CCGCCTCTGCCTGTGGCGGTCAGACCCCCCGGCGACCTGGATATCGCACAGATGAACCGCAACTATTTAAAGTGGATGGAAGGAGCAGACGACGATGGAGAAGAGATATAACAAGGAGCTGCAGGAACGGACAAGAGCGTATGTCGAGGCCGGGACCAGCCAGGCGGAGCTTTCGCGGCGGCTGGGTATGAACAACAGCAGCTCACTGAGCCGGTGGCTCAACAGCTCGTACAACGGCGACGTGGAAAAGATTGAGAAGGCGCTGGAGGAATATTTCCGGGCGCAGGAGGCGGCCGAGGAGATCGCCGAAAAGGCAGCGCCGTACCGCCCGGCCGTGGACTATGTGCCCACCAGCATCAGCGAGGACGTATTTCAGAGCATCCGGTACTGCCAGCTGCACCGCTGTGTGACCGTGCTGCATGGGGACGCGGGCGTGGGCAAGACCAAGGGCGCGGAGAAGTTCCTGCGGGAAAACCCCTCCAGCACTGTGTACATCAGCATGACACCCAGCACGGCATCTTTGAACGGTGTGTGCAGGGCGCTTGCAAAGGCTTTAAAAATCGGCGGCAAACACAACCGGATGGACATGATGGAGGAGGTTCGGACACGCCTTGCGGGCACGAACAAGGTGGTGATCGTGGACGAAGCACAGCACCTGAAGCTGCCGGCTATCGAAGAGCTGCGGTCGCTGAGTGATCCGGACATCGCGACCGGTACGCCGGGCAACGGCGTTTGCCTGATCGGCAACAGCGAGGTGTACGACCGCATCCGCGGCAAGGCACAGGCGGAATTTGCACAGATCTTCACGCGGGTGAAGATGCCGCGGCAGTACCGCTCCAGCCGAATCACAAAAGAGGATGTCCGCAGCCTTTTCCCTGCCGTAAGCGACGAAAAGGAGCTTGCAGTGCTGCTCGGCGTTGCGCGCAGCGTGTACAGTATCCGGACGGCACAGGACATCTACATGAAGGCAGTCGAGCTGAACGACACGAGCTGCGAGGGCCTGCGCAGGGTGGCAAAGGCCCTGCAGGTGAACCCCGCGCTGTAAGGAGGGCTTCGGACAATGAAAACGATGAAAACGGTTGTTGTATTTTTAGCCGGAGCCGCGGCGGGTCTGATGCTGGCGGCGTGCCTGACGGTGCAGGGCTCCCACCCCGGCGTATTCGGCGGCGAAGCCCTTATCCTGCCGCTGATGGGGCTGCTGCTGTATGTGGGCTACGAGGCCGGGCGGCTTGCCGCGCTGGCGCAGGCGGAACAGCGGAGGCGCAGAACACGGAAAGGAGGAAACGTAGATGGAGTTTACAATCAACACACTGCTGGGGATATCTGTGATCCTCGGCGCACTTGTCATCGTGGGACTGCTGTATGGATGGGTACTGAAGGTCATCAATTGGACGTGCTGGGAATGGGAAAGGATGACCCGAAGGCGCGATGGCTGGGCGATCTTGTTTGAATACCACCGCCACCGCGAGGAGTTCCTTGCCTGGCGTGAAGAACAGAAAAAATAACCGGGGCCGGATGGCCCCGCCGTAATGCAGCCGCGCCGATGGCGTGCCGGTCCCAAGCCCGGAAAATGCAGAGGGCGGAATTTCGAGAAAGGATGTGGATACATATGGCAAGAACGAAAGTTGAAAAAATCCCTGTGCTTCGGGATTGGTCGGCCGTGGACGCTGCGCTGCAGGAGATGCGGGAATGCAGGTTCTCGCTGACAGAGTTGGATGTGGAGCAAAAACGGCGGATCGACGACCTGAAGGGACAGTACAAAGAGCGGGAGACGGCTCTGCAGAACCGGTACAAACGGCTGGCCGCTGAAGTAGAGGAATATGTGAGCGCACACCGGGCCGAGCTCACAGGTAAAAGCCGCCGCCTGAAATTCGGCGTAGTGGGCTACAGGCTTTCCAGCTCCCTGGTGACAAATCTCGGCGAGGCGGACACCATCGCACTTCTGGAGGGCATGGGACACACGGAGCTCATCAAGGTGACGAAAAAGCTGGACCGTGCGGCGCTGATGCGTCAGCCTGCTGAGCTGCTGGACCGGGTAGATGCATGGATTAAAACACGGGATACGTTCGGGATCGACATCGACGACCCTGAGCCGGAAGCGTAACGCAAGAAAGGGGGAGCAGCCATGGGCGCTCAAAGACAGGAAAAAGACCGGATAAAATACATCTATGCGCTGGGCCGTGAGCTTGGTTTGTCTGATCCGGCACTTGGACATGACGATGACCTGCATGTCCTGGTGGAAGGCGTCACGGGCTGCTCTTCCATTAAAGCCCTCTCGGAGGCTGAAAAAGAAGCCGTTATCCATGAGCTGCTCCGCCGCAAGGCTGCGGCCGCACCGGAGACGCTGCACAAGAGCAAAAAACCGCGTCATTACGATGAGGTACCGGGCCGCATGACTGTAAAGCAGCAAAAATACGCCTGGTTCCTCATGAGCGAGATCGACAAATACGACCCGCCGCTGAACGATGCCGCGCTGCGCTACCGCCTGAGCGGCCTCATCACTAAACAGTTCCGCATGACCAGCTTTCCGGAAGCCCCCTTCCGCTTCCTGACGCGTGCCCAAGGCGCAGCGCTGATCAACGGGCTCAAACGAATGGCTGAGGAGGCGGAACTGGAATACCTGCGCAGTGAAAAAGGCCGGAAGGCCGCGGGGGCGTCCGAAAAATGAGGAATGAACTGCTGAAGGAGCTGCGGCTGGAGGACCTGAGCGGCAGCTCACTGGAACTGGCGGAGGCGATCGGCATGGAAGGCTTCATCCGGCTCGTTGACAACTATGAAGGGACCAGTAACCTGTACGTCCCCAAAGCCTCGGAACTGATCCGCCCTGTCCGCGACGAACTGATCCGGCGGGAGTATAACGGAAAAAACGTCATCGCACTGGCCCGCAAGTACAGTCTCACGGACCGCTCCATCCGTGAGATCGTCAAGGATAAGGCTGCCCAGCTCCGGGAGGAAGAACGAAAAGAGCGCCTGGCCCCGCCGCCCGGCCAAATCTCATTTTGGGGATAAGGCGGAAATATTTTCGAGGAAGCACTTCATATAGAATGCTTCCTAAAAGATAAGGTATGATACCCTCAGACCCGAGGGGATCATGCCTTTTTCTTTTCCCCTCAAAAGATTGGAGGAAAAGGGCGATGACATTCGATCCGGGTACATGGTGGCTGGTGGTGGGCCTGCTGGGCCTTGGCGGCACGGCGCTGGCGTTCCTGCTCAAGCGCAACATGACGGAAAGCGACCGGACAAAGGACCGCGTCACGGAACTGGAGGCGCGCAGCGCCCAAAAGTCCGATGTGGACAAAGCGCTTGAAAAGGTGAACAAGACTGTGGCCGAACAGGGCAAAGCCATTTCCCACATCGAAAAAACGTATGTGGAAAAGGATGAGCTGCAGGCAGTGCGCAAGGAGCTGCGGGAAGAGACCCGCAAGCTTCAGGCGGATATCGAGGATATTAAAGAGAACTGCCTGCGCAAGGATGACTTCCTGCGCCAGATGATGCGTCTGGAGACGATGGTGACAGATATCAATAAGTATTTACGGGAGGGACGGTAAAATGAGCGACAACAACCAGAGAATACAGGCCAATCAGCTGGCGGCGGATACGGGAGCAATCGTGCGCACCATGATGCTCGCCAGCGCGGAATATGAGTTCCTGCGGCTGACGGCCATCCGGTCGGTCATGGCCGGCGGCATGAGCAATGGCGCGATTTGCAGCGCAGTGGACTACCTGGCAGACGGCGGATACATCGAGGTGCGCACGGCAGCGGAGCGGCGCCCCGCGCGTGTGGCGGACGTCCCGATGGAAAGCCTGGAGATTAAACTGACGCACAAGGGCAAACAGCTGGCCTACGGCAAGCTGGATGACCCTCTGGTGGATATGTAGGAGGGCTTGCGGATGGGACGGCGGAAAAACAGGAGCCGCAGCAAGATTAGCCGGCTACCGCCGGAGGTCCGCAGCACCGTGGACGCCATGGTGCAGTCCCCGGCGGAATTCACGTATAACGATATACGGGACTACCTCGCCAGTCTTGATGTGCAGATCAGCAAGTCGGCCATCGGGAACTATGCACGCGACCTCATGGCCAGCCTGGAGGCGCTGGCAGTGTCCCAGGAAAGCATAAAGGCCATGATGGAGACGGCGGCGAAAGTGCCTGAGGTGGACGCTGTGGAGATCATCAACCGCATCGCCGGCCAGAAGATCGTGCAGGCGATCATCAATAAACCGGACGAAGAGTGGACGGACGTCGCGCTGGACAAGCTGCTGAGAGAAGCCAACGCCATGACGAAGGCTGTGGCGTACAAGCAGCGGATCGATGTACAGAACAAGGAGGACGTGGCGGCGGCTGCCGATGAGTTGAAGGCGGAGTTCTTCAGCGCCCTGGGCGCAGAGCATCCGGACCTTTACCGTCAGCTGGTCCAGATCCTGGACCGGCGTACAAAGGAGGCACGGCGCTGATGGGCTGGTATGTGCTGCAGGTCATGACCGGGACCGAGCGTGATGCATGCACAGCGCTGCGGCGCAAAGGCGTGCAGGCTCGCGCCCCGGCCCAGCGGATGAATATCCGGCGGCGGGGGCAGTGGCACGAGGAAGAATGCCTGCTGCTGCCCGGCTACATCTTCGTGGGCGCGGAATACACGGCGGCGCTGTTCCACCTCGTCTCCCCTGTCCCCGGCGTCATCCGGTGGCTGGGACTGGAGCTCGGGGAACCGCAGGCGCTGGACACACGGGACGTGCTGCGGTGGCGGTTGGACGACGGGGAAACGTTGGGACTCAGCCGGGTGATGTTCTTCCCCGGTGGCTGGCACGTTCTGGACGGGCCGCTGGCGGAGTTTGCAGGCGATGTGATCCGCATGGACCGCAGGCAGCGGCGCGCATACGTTGTCACGAGCCTGGGCGGCAGGCCGCAGCGCGTCCGCTTCGGCATCATCCCGGTGGACGGTGATGCGCAGTGAAGCGGAAGGACCCGCGGCGCGAATTGGCACGGAGGATCTCCGGTGCAAAGCTGAAAGAGCCGCCGGAACTGTGCACGCGGTGCGTGTGGGCCATGAAAGAGAGCGGCCGCCCCGCCTGCCCGTTCCCCCGTTGCGTGCGGAAAAGCAGCGGCCGTTGAAACAGAAATAAAGATTTTTTGCAAAGACGTATTTCGGGCTTTGCAAAACCACACAGGGAAACCGTGAGCAAACCGGGGTTGATACGTCCTCCGGAACGTGACCGGCGGGCATAGAGGGAAAAAACCGGGCGAAAACGGCCGGATGGCGAAGCATGTCCGCTGAAAACGCACCCTCTATCCCTGCAAGGGGGCTTGATACCCTCTACAATCGGCTGTAAGCCTTTGCAAAACGTTGCAAAAGCTCCGGGCGACAAATCGGCCGTCTGGGTATTTTTCGTCTTACAGGCGAATTTGGGGCGCTGCGCGCGGCACCGGAAAGGAGCGGATACACATGCGGACGAAAACAGAGAGCATCGCCGGCCTTTTGGAAGCCATTGAACGGGCAAAACAGCAGAAGGATTTCAATATTTTAAAGGATTTAAAAGAGCTGCGCGGGAAATTTGGAAAGATACAGAAATGTGACTACCTCGCGCTGCTGGATAAGCTGCTGGAAAAATATAGTGCGGACGAAGCGGCGGTGATCCACGCGGCGCTGCTGAAAAAATGCCAGGCCGGTGACATGGACGCAATCCGGCTGTGGACGGA